TTTCTTGGAATTATTATTTTTTTAGTTCTAGTTTTAATTTTTCCATGCTAAAATCAAAACTAGAACTAAAAAAATAATAATTCCAAGAAACCATAAATAAATCATATCTATCCTTCACTTCTTACATTAGAAGTTGCTATCTTATTTCCTTCCAAGCCACCAATTAAAATAGCAATTAAAAGAAAAACAGCAGATAAAAAAGTGTTATACATAGCACTCAAATCAATACCTGTTTTTACACTTTGCCAATATCCAAAAGCAATTAAAACCATATAACTTAAAGCACAAACAATATAACGCCATTTTTTTACTGGTTTAAATTCACCAGGAGGCAGCAAAGAAGTGCTTTTAATCATATTCCAAACATCAAGCCCCAAATAAGTGCTTAAAATTGACACATAAAAAATAGCAACAGAATCAGCCACAGAAGGACAAATAAAAACAACCCCCGCCATTATCACTGTAGCAACCAAATACAAAACCATTTTCAAAGCTTCCACTTTTCACCCCTTTATACCTAATTTTGTTAAAAAATATGTAACAACAGCAGTAACCACAACTGTTAAAATTACCCCACCTATTTTAGCCAAGATTTTAGACACAGTTTTAACAGGCTTTTCCATTTCTTTTTGCTTAAACTCAAGATCTTTAAACCTATCATCACATATATCTTTTTGATGCTCAAAATCCGCACTACATGTTTTCTGGTTATGTTTCAGCCCATCTGTCTTTTCAAAAAGTCTGTCAAATTTTTCATCATGACTTTTTTGAGAATTTGCCAAATCTTGTACATTTCTAGCTAAACTTTCAAAACACTCACGAAGTTTTTCATAAGCTACTGTTTGTACTTTGTTTGCTTCTTTAATTTCCTTAATTTCTTTTTGCAAAGAATTACAAAACTCTTCAACCCTCGCATCTCTTTCAGATGACTCTTTTGCTAAATCAAGCACTGTTTTATAAACCTGTGTATTTGAAATCCCATTTCCCATACAACCCCCTTTATTTCACTTCTTACGTAAGAACCTTTTTATAAAAAACTTCTTACGTAAGAACTTAATTTTCATCTTCTCCAGATTGATTTCTTCCAGTTACCGGCTCCCCATTGTTATTTTCTCTAGCCTTTGGAGTAAAACCAATCTTGTCCATATATTCATGCTCACGTTTTAAAGCCATCATAACCTGCCTAAAAGAAAGACCAGAAATCTTTCTACACTCTACGTCATAAGTAGAAAGCCCTGCATCCACCGCATTATAAGCTGCATTTACCTCTTTTAGAGGATCAACAGAAGGCCGACTTAAACCAGTCCAAACACAATTAAGCCAAGCTCTTTTCTTTTTCCATAACCCAGAATCAAAAATTGCAGAAACTAAACCAGGAATATCGAGCTGACCAGTTAAAACAGACTGAACCACAAATTCTTCATAAACCGGCTGACAAAAAGCTAAAGAGTTTTTTCTAACCCTTTTATCCAAATAAATAATAAACTCATTATTAGCTTGACGAGATGCAGAATAATTAGACTGAAACCGAAGCATCACAATTTCTGGAGGAATCTCTAAAGCCCAGCAAATACCACTTAAAATAGCTTCTTCAAAAGCTTTATAATTAACATTAGGTCGATTTGTTTGAAATGATTGAATTTCTTCACCAGGAGCCAAATCATCAAAAATTGTTCCAGGTTGCATACCTCTAATATTTCTTTCTTTTGGTAAATTAGTAACATCACCATTTTCTAGCTTTGGAACATCAATATTTTTAAGACGAGATAAACCATCAGAAGGACGAGACCCCATAGAAACATTACTAGGACGCTTAACAAAAAAAGCAAGCATAGCATTTACCACAGCTGCACGACTTTCAGCGTCTCTGTATCTATCCAGCTCTTTTATCATATACAAAATACAAGCAAGTAAAGGCTCCCCTCTTACTTCAGACAAAAGCCTTTCCCCTGTGTATATCATCTTTGCAATTAAACGACCAGACTTTTCACCATAACAAGGAATCCTTTCCCACACAAACTCCTCATTTTTCCAAGTTTCAATATGATATGCTACATGTCTATTATGCTTATCTAACTCAACGCCGTGCTCAATTCTATTCCCTTTTCTAGGCACATAATTTGGAGGCGTTTTAATAAAATTTCCATTGATAAAATCCCAATAAGGAAGCCCAGTAGCAGCATTTATACGAGATACAATTATTCCATCACCACAAATTAGAGTTTCAAACCTTACCTGCTCTTGCCATTCTCCAAACGTCAAACTGTGCCTGTAATCAAAAACCGCAGGACTATCTCCATACAAATTAAAATGCTCAGTTAAAATATCACTATATTGTACCGCAAGTTCTTCTCTTTCTATTTCATCTTTATCAGGCCAAACAACAGAAGCAATCACAGAAGCATTTGGAACAATTCCCGTTCCAATTTCATTACTTAAAATACGTCGGATTATTCCCTTTGCATACATATTATCTTTAAAAAGTTGCAAAGACCTTTTTCTTAAAGTCCAATAGTCTACAATCTCATAATCTTTAGTAGGTCCAAAACTTCCAGGGAATTTATCTCCATCCCAAATATCAGAAATAACATTACTTAAATATACACTATAATTATCAATTGATTTTTCAACAAACTGCATTTTAAAACCCCGGCACAACCTGACAAGCTCTAGAGCCTCCAATTTGCAACCTACTTTCTAAAAGTGCAATTTCATCTAAAAGCTTATCTCTCATTAAATACAAATTAGGCAATTCTGTCCTTTTTACAGTTTGCCTATCCTGCCCTGTGTCAAGAGTATATTCAGTTACACCGCCAGCACCAGCTACAGTTTGAGTAAAACTTAATATTGCTTTTTCTATTTCTGCTAAAAGAATTTTTTTATTTGTAAGCTCATCAGTCCAAAACTTACAAGAATCCTCTCTAGCTATATTATGATTTGGATCTATTAACATAATTTCATTATGCTAATAGACCCAAGTCAAAACTATATACTTTTTATATACTTTTCTAATTTTTCTGCTTCATCAAAAAGCATCCTTCCAATTCTATTAAGTCGGCCAGTTGAAAATTCTATAACATCTCCACCAACCTCCAAATTAATAAATAATTCAGCCAATGCCATTACAGCATTCACACATTCAATAGCATCGTCACTTGTTAAAACACTCTCATCCATCTTTTTTTTATCCTTTTTTTGCGAGTATATATCCATTTTCTTTTCACTTTTATTAAGAAATTGTTAGAAATTTATTAGTTTTTTTTATTTGCTAAAATAAAAGTTTCCCTTTTTAGCAAAATCCCAAAAAGTAGGCCAATGCAAAAAGCTCATTCCAAGCTCATTTCTACAAATATCTTCAGCAAAAATTTCAATTCCCGCCAAATTATACACATAAGTATCAAAAGCATGGTTAGGAGCTCCAGATTTAGCCTTCCAAATCGTTTTAAGCCATTGATTTGTATTTTTGTCTATTACTTCAACTTTTTCCTCCGCTTCAAACATCTTAAAGTAATCATCACCAAAATCATCTGGAAAGTTTGGATACCACTCAGGCTGTAATTCATGGTCATTCCACTCTAACAAATTCATACTTCTACTAATTCTGTCCTTAAGTTTGCCAGTATTCACATGATAAGCCAACGGCAAACCAATCCTGTCTAAAGTACTTTGATGGAATTTTTGATAAGTCTCTCCGTTTTTAATCCAATCCATACCTTTAGAAGCATAAACACCAGCAGAAAACCTACTACAAAAAGCATAGACCCAGTCAGTATATCGCCCAGAGTCTACCAAAGTTATAGCTATTCTGTACCGCTTCCCATCATCAGCTTCATAAATCTTATTCTCTAAAAACCTTTCCAACTCATCCCATGGACCGTGAAAATCTTCTGTCGGACCATCAATACTAAAAAAATCAAGCGTCCAAGGAACACCTCTATCAGAATATCCCTTTACATCCACAAATAAATTATTTTTTTGAACATCCACAGAAGCCACCACAATTAAAACAGGACTTCCTGCATCCTTTACAGCTAAAGAGTTTGGAACCAAACCACGCACAAAACCCCACCGTCTATGCTGTCGAGCTCTTTCAAATTTTATTTGCTCATTCTGATCACGCCACGGCAACCCCTGCTTTAAGTTCCTAAAAACCTTATATTTTTCTTTGTCTCTAATTCTATTGTTTTTAATGTCCCAGCAAACAGCCCACTGTCTAACAAAATCTTCCCACGAAAAAAGCCCTGGCAAATTGTACATTGGAGAAATCTGAAAGCTCCGAGTCCCTTTTTCTCTTACTTCATCTACAGTAGATCTCCATTCCCCTCGAGGCACAATGTTCACCTTGTCATAATTTTTCATGAGACCGCCACAAAAAGGGCACTTGTAAGCCACAGTATCTAAAATCGGCTCATAATTCTCATCATTTTCCCAAACAATACCGCCTATCTGTTGCTTTGACTGGTCCCAAACAGCCCAATCCAAAACCTGCATTTCTCCACAATGTTTACAAGGCACAAAATACCGCTCTTGTGTACCCACTAAATACTGCTTATAAATCTGACTACCTTGCTCAGTAGTAGGCGTAGACTGAAAAAGAATCTTTGCATTTTTTCCAGAATAAGCATCCGCACGAGCTTCAGCCAAAGATGTTACAGAGCCTTCTCCTTTTAATTGCTCTGGCATACCATCAAGCTCATCAACTAAAATAACCTTATATGAAAAGTTTCTAAAACTTTTAGGCGTTTTTGCAGACACAGCTGCCAAATATCCTCCTGGATATTCTTTTCTTAAAGAAGTATCTCCAGTACTACGAGATCCAGCAGCTTTTTTTGTTTGAGACCCAATGATATTTCTTAGCCCTGAACCATCAATCATTCTTTCTACTTTTATGTTCATTGCATCTTTTGCCATTGCATCATCTGGCTCAACCAACAAAACAGATGCAGGAGAACAACCCATATAATAAAGCAAAACAGGCTCCAGCAAAGAAGTAGTTGCTGCCATTTGATTACCCTTCATAACAACTATTTTTCTAGTAGGATTATCCGGACAAAATAAATCAACAATTTCCCTAAAAAAAGGAGCCTTATCAAAACTAAACTTTCCAGGAAAAGGAGTAAGCTCTTTATCCAAATATCTAACTTCTTCAGTATAAACAGATGGCAATTTATACACCCTATCCTGTACAATCTGCCCAAACTGCTCAACGAGAAAATCAATATCAGACTCAATAACTCTTACATCCATTCCTTATTTCTAAAACTCCCTTAAATACAAGGCAAAAACAGGCTTATCAACTTTCAAATCAGTTTCCAAGCCATTTACAACTTTAATTTTATATATTTCTTTCAAAATAACATTGTTTGTATATCCTCTATGCAAAATCACAGGAAAAGCAACCTTTGAAAAAACATACTGACCTTTCTCCTTGTCAAAATAACAAGAAACTCCAGGTCTAGTTATTAGTTTTTTTTCCCATTTTGCCACCTCTCTATACTCAATGTTTTTTTCTCCAGCAGCAATTTTATCAAACCAACAACCTTTCAAAAATAAATGCAACTCTTTCAACTTTTTCTCCTTTTCTAACTTCTAACATTAGAAGTCAAATAAATTATTTCCTAAGTCACAAACTTTTTTTTCTGGCAAACTCTCATCAAAAAGACTAAGCTCAATACAAGTTTTGTCTATTCTCTTTTTTGCCATATCAAAATATTTATTATCCCTTTCAATCCCAACAAAATCCCTATTAAGTTTTTTAGCAGCCACCCCTGTTGTCCCAGACCCCATAAAACAATCCAAAACCCTTTGTCCAGGATTAGAGCTTACACGAATAATTCTCTCAATCAGTTTTTCAGGCTTCTGACACG